GTGTACACACCAAGTCCAGCTAAACCGTTTCGTAATCCTCCAGGCTTTAATAAACAAGGCACAGGAGTAGGCAACCGGTTGGCACAACAAACTCGTGCTGAGTTGGCAAAGAAAAAACAACCAGGTGTGGCGGAAGGTCATGCAGACCAACAACGCAAAATATTTAAGAAGAATGGTGAGCCAGTGGGCGAAGTTGGTATTGATCGTGAATCAAGTCCAGGTAATGGTCAGTGGTATATAAAGCATTACGCTAGTGGTAAAGATTTAGCTGGCTACGACTCATATGAAGAAGCTGTAGCAGAATTAAAGCATTGTATGAAGCAAGGTGTGGCGGAAGACTACACTCCGGATACAAACTACTCTTATACTGTAGTAGGCAATGGCAAAGAATCCCAAGCATATGACAGCAAAGAAGCGGCACGAGATGCCGTGCGCAAACTTGGCGCTGGTTATAAGATTAAACGCAAACCACGCACAAGTGCTCGTAGTGTTAAAAAACATTTTAGTAATCGCAATATCGATGAAGAATCCAGCACCAGCAGTGAAGCTGTTGAAATAGCCCTAATTCGTCGTGTATTAGTAGCACATACCGATTTAATAATGAATTTTGGTCTTGATAAGGTTACACAGGCCATCGAGGAAGTTGCTTACAATGTAGGTGATGTGGATGAAATTGGCACCAGCGATGTCAGTGGGTGGATACATCAAGTCAAACAAATACTTGGCGCAGAATGAGAGCTAGCGACTTTGAAATCCGCAATCACGATAAGCTAGATTCAATACTAGTTCGTCTTTGCGATATGGTAATCCAAGGTCAACAACGAGATCCAGCAGAGTATGGCATGGTGGCAGCGGCGGTGCTAGATCCTGACAACCGCTGTGTAGCCGCATTAAATTATCGTAACAAGCAAGGAGATGTGCATGGTGAGCGTGCTGCTATCGATGCTTACCATGATCGTTTTGGTGAAATTCCTGCGGGTAGTATTATCTTAACCACTTGTAGTCCTTGCACCGAACCTATGTCCGATCGTGTAGGATCAAGTTGTCGAGACCTAATCGGTAGCACACCGGTGCATAAAGTTTACACCGGTTACAGAGACCCTAGTCAACAGACCGAAGCTGGCGATAAAACATATCACTTAGAAATTACCGGTAATAAAAAAATACAAGCATTATGTCAAGCCTTTGCCGATACCTGGCTACGAAATGAATTAAACGAACTCAGCTTCTTAGGATCGCCATGCACCAAAGACTGCTCAGGACATCGTGCTGGCTATGCCTGGAGCCAGAGTAAAGGTGGGCGTGTGGCACAAAGCCCATTCAGCCCTAGCTTCAACAATGGCAGCCAACTCTATGTGGATGGTAAGTAGACATATGAACGAAAACCAATATCCAGTATACCCCGAGGACGACGGTAGTGATTGCCCAAGAATTCCATACGCACCAGTCTAATCTTGACGAGTCCAGTGGCTACACGCTAGCAGGTAGTTTTACTCGCGACCTTATAGCCAGCAAGGTTTGGTTACTCAAAAAACTAGAACAAATACAACATCACTATACCACCATGTATATCCTAGGATCATGGTATGGTAACCTAGCTGTGTATATGACTCTACAACCTACTATCAAAGTAGATCGCATTATTAATGTGGAAATTAACACAGAAATGTTAGATACCAGTCAAAGTATTTTGGATCGAGTTGGTGCTACAAATGTCAAATATATGTTGTCTGATGCTAATGAAATAGACTATAGACAGTTAGGTGATTCAGGTGTAGTGGTCAATACTAGCTTAACCGAAATGCCAGAACAGGCCTGGTTTGATCACATACCGGCCGGCACCCTGGTTGTGATGCAGGCCAGAGACAACGATCCCGGTGTAGAATATCACAGTGCCAAAGACATACAACGCAGATATCCCCTAAGCCGAGTGCTATATCACGGTAGTATGCGGCTCCGGGATCCCCAAACCAAATATCGTCGTTATATGACCATTGGTACGAAATAGAATACACTACCTTAGGACCTTATGGTTACTAGTGTATGCCCGGCTGCTGGGCTAGTTATTATGGGAGTCGTGCCCCGGAATGGTAACTTAAAGTGAGCCTTACCAAAATACTCTTGCTTTTATCAAATAATCGTGTATAATAGTAACACTTACTCAGGAGATTTACATGTCCAACAACAGAACTTTTAACACAGCCGAACAGGCCAAACTAACCCAAGTAATCAACGAAGGTATGCAGGTCACTCTAGAAATCGAAACCCTGCAAGGCGGACTCAACGACACAGTCAAGGCCATTGCTGAAGAATTAGATATCAAACCCAATGTTCTTAAAAAAGCTATTAAACTGGCACACAAGGCCGAGTTTGGTCGTGAACAACAGGATCATGAGCTGTTGGAAACAATTTTGACTACTGTGGGTAAGACGCTATAATGTCTGTTGTTCCTTATGAGGATCAAATTTATAAAAAAAGTCTAGATAGGAGTCCTTACAGAAGTGATGTGAGACGATTAGTTAGTACATTTTCTAGTCCGTCGCGTCTTATAACAGTAGGAGATGCTGTTGCTGACGAAGAATTTACAACTTATAAAACTATTGTAACTGACAATATTTTGCCTATTGATTATATACAACTTTCCCCAGAGTTTTGGGGAGTATATAGTTATCAATCCGACTACATTAATCGCATTCCTACAAAATTATTTAATTGCTTTATGCATCGTGCATGTTCGAGAAGACAAACATGGTTTTATGAATTTGTGCGTAAAAATTTGTTAGACCACGGGTCAGTATCATTTTTATTAGATCATAGAGTTCATAAATGTTCTACCATCATCGAAAAACAAGAATTATTTGAGCGTATATATAAAGAAGAATGTGGAGAAGATTTCATAGTCGAACATAATCAAATAAAATCACAAGTTCCGTATCGTAATTTTGATGGAGACCTTGATCAGACCATAGTTGATAGTAAAATAAGTATTGTCATCGAAACATATTTTATGGGTAAAGCTATTGCTTTTAGCGAAAAAATATTTAGAGCGTTGCAACTACCCAGACCTATGTTAATGTATAACGTTCCTAATTCTGTTTCTGCATTACGAGATATTGGGTTTGATATGTACGACGATATTGTTAATCATGAGTATGATAATATTGATCATCCAGAAAATCGTATGGCAAAAATTCTTAGTATTTTAGAAGATTTTAAAAATTTTAGCTATAATAATGATACACTTGTAGATTTTGAACGGCGAGCTCAACGCAATAGAAATTTATTAAAGTTATTCAAAGAAAAATGGCCAGAAAAACTTAAAATGATTGAAGAGCAATTAGCACAAAAAACTGTATAATAAAATAAAGAATTTAAGTTAATATAAATATTTTATGAATCGCTCACATTACGAGCATGAATCAAGGTTAGTGGGCCATAAGCCACAGGAGAACAATGAGTTATATTGATGCACTTTTTGATCGTGAACACGATCGCATACATGTAGTTGAACGCCGAGATGGCCAACGGCAATACCGCGAGTATCCAGCCAACTATGTATTCTATTATCAAGATCCTCGAGGTAAATTTCAAAGTATCTATGGAACCGCAGTGTCGAGATTCTCTACGCGGAACAACAAAGAATTCCGTAAAGAACTAAAAATACAATCAGGCAAGAAATTATTCGAGTCTGATATCAATCCAGTATTCCGTTGCTTAGAAGACAACTACAAAGGTCAAGATGCACCTAAATTAAATGTAGCGTTTTTCGATATTGAGGTTGACTTTGATCCTGATCGTGGCTTTAGTCGTCCCGAAGATCCATTCAATCCTATTACAGCTATATCCGTTTATTTGCAATGGTTGGAACAACTAGTAACTCTAGTTATTCCGCCTAAACATATGAGTCGAGAAACTGCACAGGAAATTGCCTCGGAATTTGAAAATACTATCATATTTGCTGACGAGGGTGAAATGTTAAAAACATTTCTAGATTTGATCGAAGATGCAGATGCCTTATCTGGTTGGAACAGCGAAGGGTTTGATATTCCGTACACAATTAATCGTGTTACCCGAGTACTCAGTAAAGATGATACACGCAGATTTTGTTTGTGGAATCAATACCCTAAAAAGCGCACATTCGAACGCTTTGGCGCAGAAAACGAAACATACGATTTAATTGGTCGTGTACACATGGACTATATGCAACTGTATAGGAAATATACCTATGAAGAGCGCCATAGTTATAGTTTGGATGCTATCGGTGAGTATGAACTAGAAGAATCAAAAACTGCATTTGAAGGCACTTTAGATCAACTGTACAATCAAAACTTCAAGACCTTTATTGAATACAACAGACAAGATACCCTGTTGTTAGCCAAGTTAGATAAAAAGTTAAAATTCTTGGATTTGGCCAATACCTTGGCACATGAAAATACTGTGTTATTGCAAACTACTATGGGTGCTGTAGCTGTTACAGAACAGGCCATTATTAATGAAGCACACGAGCGTGGTATGGTTGTGCCCAATCGGAAAGAACGCTACAGCGACGACGACACACAGGCCGCAGGTGCTTATGTGGCCTACCCACGCAAAGGCATTCACGAATATGTAGCTAGTATAGACATTAATAGTCTATATCCGTCGGCGATTAGAGCACTTAACATGGGACCTGAAACTATTGTTGGGCAACTACGGCCTATCATGACTGATCGATATATTGCTGATAAGATGCGTTCAGGATCAAGTTTTGCTGCCGCATGGGAAGGATTATTTGCTACATTGGAATATACCGCAGTTATGGACATGGAAGCCGGTACAGAAGTCACTATAGATTGGCAGGACGGCAAAGAGTCAGTGCATAGTGCCGTAGAGGTATGGAAGATTGTGTTTGACAGTAATCAACCTTGGATGTTGTCAGCCAATGGCACAATTTTTACCTACGAACGAGAAGCAGTTATTCCTGGTTTGCTTAAACGCTGGTATGCTGAGCGTAAAGAAATGCAGGCCAAATTAAAAGAATGTAAAAATGCAGAAGATGAAGAATATTGGGACAAGCGTCAACTGGTTAAGAAGATTAACTTGAACAGTTTGTATGGTGCTATTCTTAACCCCGGCTGTAGGTTCTTTGATAAGCGTATTGGTCAATCCACAACACTTACTGGTCGTGCAATTGCCAAGCATATGGATGCGTATGTAAACGAATGCATCACCGGCAAGTATGACCATGTGGGCGAAGCCATTATTTACGGAGATACTGATAGTTGTTATTTTACTGCCTATCCTGTGCTTAAAGACGAAATAGAAGCAGGCAACATGTCTTGGAGTAGAGAAACCGCGGTACAGTTATATAATTCAATTGCTGATCAAGTTAATATCAGCTTTCCAGGATTCATGGAAACTGCATTTCATGTGCCTAGAGAAATGGGATCAGTTATTCAAGGCGGTCGAGAGATCGTTGCTAGTAAAGGGTTGTTTATCACTAAGAAACGATACGCGGTTCTATATTATGACAAAGAAAATAAGCGTGTAGATACATATGGTAGTCCAGGTAAGGTCAAAGCCATGGGGCTTGATTTAAAAAGATCAGATACTCCCAAGGTAATTCAAGAATTTTTAAGTGAGATTCTCGACGATGTCTTGACCGGTGCTACTCGAGAACAAGTAGTAGAAAAGATCCGCGAGTTTAAGTACAAGTTTAAAGAGCGTCCAGGTTGGGAAAAAGGTAGCCCTAAGCGTGTTAATAACTTGACCAAGTATGGCAAGGAAGAAGAACGGCTAGGCAAAGCCAATATGCCAGGCCATGTACGGGCTGCTATTAACTGGAATAATCTGCGTAAAATGAACGGTGACAAGTACAGCTTACAAATTGTAGATGGCATGAAAACAATTGTGTGTAAACTCAAATCAAATCCACTTGGGTGGACCAGTATTGGTTATCCCACAGACGAAACACATTTGCCACAGTGGTTTAAAGAATTGCCGTTTGATGATGGTGAAATGGAAGCCACGGTTGTAGATCAAAAACTAGATAACTTATTAGGTGTGTTGGAGTGGGATTTAAAATCGGCTACCAATACCGACAACACTTTCCAAACATTATTTGAGTGGTAATATGAAAAAACTAAGTGAACTTGTTGCCTACAAAAACGAAATGGATCAGTTGTCCACTGAATCTGCACAGACTTTTCTTAATTTGGAACTAGGTAAAATAACTCATTTAGTGCAAGATGCCGGATTGACTCAGCAATTAATTGATCTTAATAATAGTTTTAAAAAATTTCAAGCCTCTTACGATCAACTTAAACAAGAACTACAAGATCAGATCTCAGAAGCCGAGCGGCCTTGGATACAAGAAGGATACAATTTATATGACAAAGGAGAGATTAACTTTGTTGATGATATTCTTAAAATCCGTCAGAGCAATTCAATAGATTCTACTCCAATCCGCGCCAAAATAGCACAGTACGCTAATTGGAAATATTCAGCAATGATTATTCGACCGGGTATAGAAT